CGTGTTTGGTGTTGGGGGTCTCAACCCCGCGCAGCAGTCGAAGATTTGGGCTTGGAACAACGGCCAAAACAGCGAAATCTGGTGGTTCTTCCCGTCGCAAAGTAGCCTCGAAATAGACCGCTACGTCGCGTTCGATTACAAGGAAAACCATTGGCTCATCGGGGAGCTTTCGCGCACTTCGGGCGTCCAGCGCGGCGTCTTCAAGTACCCGTTCATGGCAAGCCCTGATCTCTCACTGCAAGAGCATGAAGTCGGCTACAACGTGGATGGCGACACGATATTTGCTGAGACCGCGCCCGTAGCGCTGGGCGTAGGCGAGCAGGTCATGTCTGTGACTAAGCTCATCCCCGACGAAGTCACGCAGGGCGACGTGACCCTCACGTTCAAGACGCGGCTCTATCCCAACGGCGAAGAGACAAGCCACGGTCCGTTTGACCCGTCAAACCCGACATCCCTGCGCTTCACTGGGCGTCAGGCGCGCATGCGCATTGAGGGCGACCAGCTCGGACCTTGGCGCGTCGGCACCATGCGGATTGAGGCTAAGCCGATGGGTAAGCGCTAATGCCAGCGCCAGTTTTACCTCCCATTGGCCCAGACCTGCCGCAGTGGGGACGGCAGCTATCCTCGTATCTGTCGAGGCAGCTCCCGCGACTGTTCACCAAAACGGCAGACGACAACGCGAGTGAAAACGGCATTTTGCTGTGGGACCAAGTCGACGGATACCCGACAGTGTCCAAGGACGGAGAGTGGCGGCAGGTCGTGCTGGCGGACGGCTATGCGTTTCTTGGCCAAGACGCTGACATCACGGCGGCGGCGGTAAACACTGCGTACGCTATCACGTACGACGCACCCGCGATGAGTTCTGGCATCACGCTTGGCACGCCCGCAAGTCGGATCACGTTTGCGGAGGGCGGGACGTACATCTTAGCGTTTTCCGCGCAGGTCACGTCAACGTCTAGCAGCACAGTGTCTTTCCGCTTCTGGCCGAGGATCAACGGAACAGACGTTGCGGGAAGCACTATCGTGACCAACCTACACCAGAACAACGCGACGAATGTTGTCTCAAGAACGGCGATATTCAGCGTGAGCGCTGGCGACTACCTTGAGGTCATGTGGGCCGTGGACAGCACGTCAGGCTATCTGCACGCTACCGCTGCGACGGCCTATGCGCCCAGCGCGCCCTCGACTTCGCTGTCAATCACGAGGATCAGGGCGTGAGCGAGCTAGAGCGATGCAAAAAGTGGATTGAGGCTGCTCTAGAGTACAGCGGCGGCACGCACGACTTCGACGATATTGTCGAGGGTTTACAGAAGGGCGTGCTGCAACTTTGGCCCACTCCGAGGGGGTGCATCGTCACAGAAATCGTGGTATATCCGAAGAAACGGGTACTGAACGTATTCTTAGGCGGCGGCGAGTTGGATCAGATTTTGGATATGCACGAAGATGTGATAAACTGGGCCAAAGCGCAGGGTTGCGCAGCCCTAACAATGTCTGGCCGTTACGGCTGGAAAAAACCTTTAAAGGCTCACGGCTGGGAAGCCCAACACGCCTCATATATTAAGGAGTTCAAGTAATGGCAGGCGGCGGTAAAGGCGGTAAGCAAACTAGCGAAGTCACGATCCCTCAGTACATCGAAGACGCGGCGAGACGTAACCTCAATAAAGCCGACGACATTGCTGCGATGGGCTATGTGCCTGAGTACGGGCCGACAGTCGCGGCGTTCACCCCCATGCAGGAAGCGGCGTTCCGTAATACGGCAGACGCCGCAAGCGCGTTCGGGCTGAGCGGCGGCGACATGTCCGCGCGAGACCTTAGAGGCGGCATGGACGCCCCAACAACTTACGCAGGCGGCGTGCGCGGGTACTCCTCCGCGCCTATGTATGAAGACATGCTGGCCCAACTAGAAGCAACCGCGCCGGGGCAGTACGACTATCTCCGCAGTTTTTCTATTGACCCTGTGACGGGGGCGATGGGGAGCCGCGCGGCCCGCGCTCCCGCGCCTGTCTCGCGAGGGACCAATCTCGGCGGGATTAATATGGGCGGCGAGGCGTCAACCTACGACGGCTACGGCACCCCCGGTAACGGGCGCGGCCTGTTTGACTCGTACCAAGGGCCAAACCTAAACGGGTCTGCGGGCTACGGCCCCGGTGGCTACACAGGGGTTGGTGACATGATTGACCGTGGCGGCGCAGGGCAGCGCGGCGGCGAATTTTCTGGTGGCGGGTTCCTCTCGACCCTCGGTAATGCTTTTGGAGGTAGATCGTAATGGCAGGTTCAGCAACAGGTTTTAATTTCACAACGCCATCGCAACCCGTCATGCCGTCTCCGATGGGGGCTGGAGGTATGAGACTGCAACCAGCCATAGCAACGCAGGGGGAACCTACAGGTAACACCTACCAACCAGCCACACCAACGCAGGGCGGTTACGCACCTCTAGCGCCGCAAGGAGACTTCAACGTCAATAAAGCGGCGGCGGGCGGCCTACAACAGGCCATGCAAGGCACGCAGCGCGCAATGGCAGGCCCAAACATTGGGCAGTTCATGAACCCGTACACAAACATGGTGACGGGGCAGACGCTCGACAGCCTTGAGCGGCAGCGACAGATGCAGGCGAACACGACGGGCGCACAGGCAAGCGCCGCAGGGGCGTTCGGCGGCTCCCGTCACGGGGTTGCCGATGCGCTGACTAACGAGGCGTTTGCTCGTCAGGGCGCGCAGACCTTTGGTAACTTACAGCAGCAAGGGTTTAACACGGCGCTTGGGGCGGCACAGAACCAGCAGCAAATGATGATGGGTGGCGCAGCGCAGCTTGGGCAACTAGGCAACCAAGCGTTCAATACAGGTCGTACAATTCAGCAGGACCAGATGCGTCAAGGTCTCATGCAGCAGGTTATGCAGCAGTCTCTTATCGACGCCGCGCGCGGTCAGTATGCGGGTTACACAGGCGCGCCAGCCGCAGGCCTACAGACGCAGATCGGTACGATGGGTGCTACGCCTGTTCCCGAAACAAAGACGCAGACTAAGACGCCGGGGCTGTTTGACTACCTGTCACTTGCGGCCAGCGCGGCGGCATCCTCAGACATCCGCCTCAAGACCAACATCAAGCCGCTCGGTAAAGAGAACGGCGTCAACGTCTACTCTTGGGACTGGAACGAAGACGGCAAGCGGATCGCTGATCCAGCGCAGCCGACAGTAGGTGTCATGGCGCAGGAGCTTCAGGAGACGCACCCACACCTCGTACAGCTTGGCCCAGACGGCTTCCTCCGCGTTGACTATAGCGGACTGGCGGCGGAGGTCGGTTGATGGATATTAATGACCGAGACTTACTAGCAAAAACGCTACAGGCCGAAGCAGGTAATCAAGGCTTGGGCGGTATGCTGGCGACTGGCTCGGTCATTATGAACCGCACGCAGACACCGGGGTACGGGAGCGGCCTGCGCGGGGTCATCCTAAAGCCGGGGCAGTTCTCGGCTTGGAATAGCCTGACAGGTTACGCGGGTGGCGAGCAGGGGCAGGACATGCTCAATATGCGCCCTAGTTCAGTTGCCTATCAAGCCGCAGACAAGCTGTTAACAGGCGACTATCAGGACCAGACTGGCGGCGCTACGCATTATTACAACCCGTCAATCTCAAACCCCAAGTGGGGCCAAAAGCGAGCCGGGGGCGACTGGCTGCGTATAGGTGACCACATTTTTGGTTTCGCAGACGCGGGGCGCGGGAAGCGCTCCCCCCAAGCGACAGTGAGTACAAAAGGAACAGCACCCATGATGCAGCAAGAAGAAGAGACACCGCGCGGATTTCTGGGTGGCCTTGGTGTTCAGAAGATGCAAGAGGGCGCATCGGGCGAGACTGGCCAGCGCTTCTACAATCGGGACAGCTTCAAAGACACGGCAGCGCTCTTGGCGCAGGGCTTCGGGCGCATGGGCATCATGGGCATGGAAGAGATTGCCGACAATATCGCCGAGCAGCGCACAGAGGCTAAGGCTAAGAATAGGACTATGGAGATGCTCCGTAAAATGCCAAACGGGGAAGAGCTTGTGAAGCTGGCTGAGATCGCGGGGCCAGCCGCTGTGGCGAAGCAGGTGTTGGCGCAGCGTTTCGCGAAGCCTAAAGATGACCGCACTGCCGCAATGCAGAACTTTAGCGAATATCAACGCATACTTGCGGAGCAAGGTAAGGAAGCTGCGGACCAATTCCGAGCGATGAGCGGCGGGCAAACTTTCAACTTAGGTGATCAAGTAGACGCAGAAGGTAAGTTGCGCGAAAAACTCATGTCAAAACAGGGCGAGAACTTTGCTTCTTATCTGGATGCTGGGGCCAAGTCTGCTGCGGCGATGCAAGATTTAAACGTGCTGCAAGAATTAACGCCTCTTGCCCCATCTGGACCCGTGGTCGGGCGATTGGCTGAGATGTTCCCAGAGGCTACCGACGTAGCGGCTGTGAGGCAGTCAATTATCAAGCGAGTTGCTCCAACACTACGGGTCGAAGGATCTGGCGCGACTTCTGATCTTGAGTTTGACGCCATGCTTAACTCTTTGGGGAGCCTTCGCAACAGTCCCGAAGCCAACCAAGCAATTATTGGGGTTATGCAAGCAAAAGCGCGTTACAACATGCAACGCCGCAAAATCATTAACAGCTACATGACTGACGGCGCGACACTAGCCGAGACTAACAACGCTCTCGCCGCGCTTGATACAAACTCGAAAATTCCAGCGGCTGTACAGTCAATACTTTCTACACACGGCGCTGGCGGCGAGGGTGTAGAGGCGGGCGTTTCCAGCCAAGGTGGCCCCGCAATCGGGACTGTCAACAACGGCTTTAGATTTAAAGGTGGAGACCCGAATAACAAAAACAACTGGGAGCCAATCTAATGGGGAACCCGTGGGATAAGGATTGGGGTTCGCCAGCGCAGGTGTCCAAGCCTTGGGAAAAAGACTGGAGTGGAGACACGCCTGAAGTTGAGCCAGATGCAGAGCCAGAAAAAGGTTTAGTTAATCGCACTGTTGACTGGTTTAAGGGTGGTAAGCGCGAAGAGAGCATTCCACTAGCCTCGCAGGCTAATATAGGGTTGCCTAAGAAAGACGCGGCTAAGATGGTGGCGTTGTTGTCTACCACGGTTAGCGATGATCGTCTCCAATCGGGCATCAAGAAAATTATTCCGGGGGCCGAGTTTCAGAAAGACCAGTTTGATAACTTAGTTGCCGTCGTTCCCGTGTACAAAGACGGCGAACCAACCCAGCAATACACGCGCTTTTACCCTAACCCGAAGGGGCTAGACCTCGCGGACGTTATGGTTGGGGCAGGGGCCGCAACTATGGGAAGCGGTGTTTTAAAAGCGGCCAAATTTTTAGGTGCCCCCGTAGCGGGGTTGTTCGGCGCAGCCACAACAGGCGCGACGGAGGCCGCGTTAGTTGAGGCGGTTAGTTCAAAGCTATCGGGCGCGCCCTATAAGCTAAGCGACATCCCCACGGGGGCGACTGGCGGCGTGATTGGGGCCAAAGCTATTGATGTGTTAGGCTCGCTGGTCAACGTGTTTAAAAAGTCGCCAGAGGCTGTGTTAGACGCTTCTGGGCAGCTTAGACCTGAAATAGCTTCTCAAGTGCGAGACATGGGTATCGACCCGGAGGCTGTAACAGCCGACACGCTGACAAAAATACTTCGTAAGGTTGATCAAGGCGCAGACCCAGTTGAGGCAGCCCGAATGGCCGAGGCCGCAGATTTACCTGTACCTGTCCCACTCACTAAAGGGGCCGTAACAGGGGATCAAGGGCAGCAGCTTTTTGAGGATATGGCGCTAAAAGGCTCGTTCGGCGAGACCGCGTCGAGCATTCTGCGCGGACGCCGAGCGGACACGCAGGCTGCGTTGCAGCAGAACGTCGAGGCGATCCGAGGGCAAGTTGGCGGCGACAGCCCGACGGTAAGCGCCGTTGGTGAGGCTGGTGGCCCTGCTCAAGCAACCTTGTCGGCTCAGCGGGAAGCGGCACAGCGCAAAGCAAATACCCTATACGCGCAGGCTCGCGGGTCTGGTCCCGCGTTCGTTGATGAAGATTTTGGGGCTAAGTTCATTGGCTCAGCGCGCGACCAAATGGCGGCTGATTTTGAGTTGTCAAACGTACCGATGACTGGGAAATTTATTGATGACATTGACCGCACCTTGGCTGAAGGCGGCGACGTGCGGGAGTTGTTTGCCATTCGCCAAAGGCTTACGGCGCTGGGTTCCGAGATGGGCCAAGAGGGTGTCGCGGCACGGAGGTTGAAAGGCATATTTGACGCCGAGATGGGTACAGCTCTTGATGACGCTTTAATTTCTGGGGACGAGGCGGCTGTCGCTGCGTGGAAAACCGCAATATCTAACTACAAAGACTTTGCGTCCACTTGGAAGAGCAAGGGCGGTATACTTAACAAGCTAACCGAGAAGGTCGGGCGCGATGGGGATATGGTATTAAAAGTTTCTCCAGAAGCGGCGTCAAATGCTATTTTTGGGGTCAGCTCAAGCAAAATATCAAGCAACCCGCAGGTTGCTCGCGACATCATAAAGCTGCGTAACACTTTGCCCCCAGCAGATTGGGACGGCATACGGCAGGAAGCCTTCGTGCGTTTGGCAAACGCTGGTAAGGCTGCGTCGGGTGGGCAGGACACGTTTTCTGGAGTCAAATTCAGAAAAGAGTGGAAAAAGATGTCTACCGATAACCCCGCGATGATCAAGGCGTTGTTCTCCCCGGAGGAGCGCAAACTAATTAACCAGTTTGCGAATGTCGCAGCGCGCGCCACTAGTGGGGCGGTTAATTCCTCAAACTCAGCGGCTGCGGGGGCGAACATTCTGGGGGCGCTGGCGAACGCTCTGGGTTCAACTAACTTCGCTCAGTTCGCGACACGGGCCGTGGGCGGAAACATGGTCAGGAAGGCATTTGGCGGGGCGAGAGCAATTAACGCTATTCAAGCGGCTCCGACCCCCGCGCCAGTGCGTGGCGGCGTAGTCGGTGTGTCTGGCCAAGCGGCGACAACAGACGAGGCTAAGGCACAAGCGGGCGCGGGCCGAGACCTCGCGTTAGAACAAATTAAACGCACCACTGGCTACGACTTTGCGAGATAAGGATACCACATGGAACCCGAAGACATGATCGAAGACATCCTTGAAGGCGAAGGCGTTGAGATTGAGATGCTTGAGGAAGAGGCAGTTGACGACAGCCCCCTAAAGCCCAAGTCTGAGCGCGAGATCGAAGGCATTGTCCAAGACGCTATCTCTGACGCTGTGGACTTTATTGAGGGTGAGATCAGCGATGATCGCATCACGGCGCAGCGCTACTACGACGGCGAGGTAGACATCGGCCACGAAGAGGGCCGCAGCAAGGTGGTGGCGACTAAGGTACGCGATACCGTGCGCGCCGTGAAGCCAAGCCTGATGCGCATCTTCCTGAGTACGTCAAAGCCTGTTGAGTACACTCCCAAAGGCCCAGAAGACGTGGCAGCGGCAGAGCAGGCCACAGCCTTCATGCACCACGAGTTCAATCGCTTGAACGGCTACCGGGTGCTAAACGACGCCTTCCATGATGCGCTGATCAAGAAGCAGGGCATCGTCAAGGCGTACTGGCTGATGACGCCAGAGGCTGAGATTTACACGTTCACAGACCTGTCTGATGACGAGTACACTTACTTGATTGAAGACGACAGCGTCACAGTGCTTGAACACTCTGTTGAATATTCAATAGAGATTGATCCGATGGGCATGGAAATGGAAATGCCTGTCCACAGCGTTAAGATCAGCCGCATGAAAGAGAAGGGTGAGCTACGTGTCGAGAGCGTGCCGCCAGAAGAGTTCTTCATCAACCGAGACGCGCGCAGCCTAGAGGACGCCTACGTCGTCGCGCACCGCACAGATATGCGCGCGGGCGACCTGATCGCGATGGGGTTCGATAAAGACGTTATTCTGAACCTAGACAGTTTCGACAGCGGCTCAGAGATGACCGAGGCGGAAGTGTTCGAGCGCCGTGGCTACGACGAAGACTTCTCTGACGAGGACATCCAAGACCCCGCGATGAAGAACGTGGCGGTTACGGAAGCCTACATGCGGATTGACGCAGACGGCACTGGCACGCCTGTGCTGCACAAGATCACCTGCGGCGGCACGTCATACGAGCTGCTGAGCTACGAGCCTTGCGACGAAATCCCGTTCGCTAAGTTCGAGATCGACCCAGAGCCGCACACCTTCTACGGGCGCTCTTTGGCTGAGATTATCATCGACGATCAAGACGCCGCCACGTCCATCCTACGCGGCATCCTCGACAACGTGGCGATGACCAACAACCCGCGCCTCGCTGTGGTTGAGGGTCAAGTGGACATTGACGACGTCCTGAACAACGAGATCGGCGCTGTGGTGCGTATGCGCCAGCCGGGGGCTGTACAAGACCTGACCGTGCCGTTTGTGGCTGGGCAGACGCTAGGCGCTCTGAGCTACCTCGACGGTCTCGTAGAGACCAAGACAGGCGTCACGCGGGCCTCAATGGGCCTCGACCCAGACGCCATGCAGTCAACGACCAAGGCTGCGGTGACTGCCACCGTGCAGGCGGCGGCTGGTCAGGTTGAAGTGATGGTGCGCAATCTCGCGGACGGTATGCGCGACCTCTTCGGCATCATGCTACGTCTCTACGCTAAGAACGTGGATGAGGAGCAGATGATGCGCCTCAACGGCTCGTTCGTCCCGGTTGATCCGCGCGTGTGGAACACCAGCATGGACGTGTCGATCAACGTCGGTCTTGGCACCGGGCGTGAGGAAGAGAAGATGATGGGCTTGAACCAAGCGCTTCAGATGCAGATGAGCGTCTTCCAGAACTACGGCCCGCAGAACGGCCTCGTGTCTATGACCAACATCCGCAACACGCTGGCCGATCTGCTGGCAGCGTCTGGTGTGCGTAACGCTGACCGCTACTTTGCTCCAATGACACCTGAGATTGAGGCGCAGATGCTACAGGCTCAGCAGGCGGCCCAAGCGCAGCAGGGGCAGCAGCCTGACCCCAACGCGGCATTCCTGCAAGCCGAGCAGATGAAGGCGCAGGCTAAGATGCAGTCCGACATGGCGAAGTTGCAGCTTGATGCACAAAAGGCTGCCTCTGAGGATGACCTCAAGCGCGATAAGATGGCGCAAGACTTGCTTGTGGATGCGGCCAAGATTTACGGGCAGTACGGCACTGCCGTTGACGTGGCTAAGGTGCAGGCCGAGCAGGATAAGGTCCGCATGATCGGCGGCATGGCACAAGGCGCACCGCAGCAATGAGTACCGAAATACGCATAAAGGCAGACGAGGCGCGGCGGCTAAAGGCCGACACCGCGTTCCTGTCTTTTGTGCAAGGCGTTCGTGATGACCAGATCAAGGTCTTCACAGACAGCGTAGCCTCTGACGTAGAGGCGCGCGAAGCGGCGCACGGGATAATCCGTGCGCTTAACCTGATCGAAATGAACCTCGACGCCGCCATAACGGCAGAGACATTTTTAGATCGCAAGCAAAGGAAGTAGCACCGTGGAAGCGACTACCCTAGAACAAGCGGCTGAGAGCCTGCTATCAACATCCGACGCACCTGAAGCAGAGGGTGATAATCTAAGCGAAGCTGTGGACGAGATCACGGAGCCGACGGGCGAAGATGTCGAGGACGTAGCCGAGAGCGAGGATGACGTCGAGGCATCCGATGAAGACGACTACGATGACCAAATTGACGACGAAGACCTAGTAGAAGTTGAGGCTGAAGACACCACGCTCATCCCCGTCAAGGTTGACGGAAAAGAAGAGCAGTGGACACTGGATCAGTTGAAGCAATCTGCTGCGGGTCAAGCGGCAATCAATAAGCGGTTCCAAGAAGCTGCCGAGGCGCGAAAGCAAATCGAACAGCAGGCAGCCGCGTTGCAACAGCAGCAACAGCAGTTCATGCAGTTGTACCAACAGGCGCAGCAGATCGGAGTGCAAGAGCCGACCCCACCGTCGCGAGACTTGTTCGAAAGTGACCCGATTGGGTACATGGAAGAAAAGCTCAAATACGACGAGGCGAAGGCAGGCTACGATCAGCAGATGTACCAAATCCATCAAATGCGAGAGCAGCAAACCCACCAACAGGCGCAGGCGCAACAGTCGTATCTGCAAGAGCAGGCGGAGTTGTTGAAGCAGCATATTCCAGAGATTGCAGACCCAGAGAAGGGCGCGCAGTTGAAGGATGACCTGATGCAAGTCGGGATGGATTACGGGTTCTCGGCCGAAGAGATGGCGGGTGTTTCTGACGCACGCTATGTCCGAGCGCTAAACGACGCCCGGAAGTACCGTCAACTGGTGGCTAAGCGTAAGCAAGCACAGCAGAAGGGCCAGAAGGCTCGACCTGTTGTGAGGGCGGGCGCTAAGAAAACTGCGGACAGCCAAGCTGCAACTCGTAAGAAGGCGCAATCGCGCTTGCAGAAAACAGGCTCAATCAATGACGCATTGGGTCTAATCCTCAACTCCTAAGTCTTTGAAAGGACTACACAATGGCACAGCCATCAAACACATTCGACTCATACGATTCCGTGGGCATCCGTGAGGATCTCAGCAACGTAATCCACAACATCTCCCCGGAAGAGACGCCGTTCTACTCAAAGTCTGGTAAGACTTCCGCGAAGAACACGCTCGTTGAGTGGCAGACAGATAATTTACGCGCATCCGCTGTAAATGCTCACGTTGAAGGAGATACGACAACTGCTGAAGCTCGCTCAGCCACAACTCGTTTGGGCAACTACACGCAAATCTTCAAAAACGCCGTTGTCGTTCCAGACACAGATGAGGGCTTGGATAAGGCTGGCCGCGCGAAAGAAATCGCATACCATACTTTGAAGATCGCAAAAGAGCAGAAATTGGACATCGAAAAGGCTCTTTTCGACAACAACGCACGCGCGGCTGGTAACTCCACAACTGCTCGTGAGCTTGCGGGCGCACCAGCGTGGATCACCACCAACACCGACTTCGGTGCTAACGAAGGTGCTGACCCAACTGGTGACGGTACAGACGCTCGTACAGACGAGACAACTGCACTGACAGCGTTCTCGCAAGACAAGTTCGACGGCGTTATGCAGTCAATCTGGGAAGAGGGTGGCAAGCCAGACACGGTCTACCTCTCCGCGTTCCAGATGAACAAGGCTCTGGCGTTCACTGGTAACAACAACCAGCGTTCCGCAGTGCAAGCTGGCGACGAGCGTGTGATTAAATCACTCGCAGTGTACGTCACACCTTGGGGTAGCGTTGAGTTCATGCCGTCCCGTGAAAACCGTGCGCGCGACGTGTTCATCATGCAGGACAACATGTGGGAGATCGCAACACTGCGTCCGACCAAGAACGTCGCCTTGGCCAAGACCGGGGACAACACCACCCGACAGGTTGTGACAGAACTCACTCTCTGCGCAAAAAATGAAGCTGGGAACGGCGGCATCTTTGACAACACAACTTCTTAATTGAAGTAGGCGGGGGCGAGTAATTGCCCCCGCTATTTTACAGGAGACGCCCATGAAAGAAGTCATTGTGAACCGCCTAAAAATCAAGTGCAGCAAAGGCCGCATTGAAAAGGGCGAGACTGTCATCCTATCGGATGCCGAAGTGGCTAAGATACGCACACTACGCCCGGACAGCGTTACCGTCCTGCGGGACATCAAGCCAGCCGCTAAGCCTACAACAACCAAGACACGGAAGCCGCGCAATGCAAAAAGCAGCCCACTCGACAAAACTCTCTGAGAAGTACACGTTTGAGGGCGACGAGCTGATCGTCAAGAAGACCTTCGACGCCTCTCACATGCTGAGCGATGCGCAACACGCGCGTGAAGTCACAGAAAACAGCTTTGGCTCTGATTACAAGCACGTCGGCAATGTGGACATGGCCCTGCTTAACATCTGGCTGAAAGAGGCTGGCGTTGAGTGGACGGATACTGAGGCCGTCAAAGACGTCATTAAGCGTAAGCTGATGTCGAACGAGTTCCAAGCGCTCCGCGTGTGGGAAGGGTCGTACTAATGGAAACACTTGACCTCTTTTTGAAGTACATCGTTGTGCCAGTCGGCGCGTTCGTGTGGATGATCTATAACAAGATCAACAATCACCACACGGAAATTGAGGTGCTCAAGGCGCAGGTCGAGGCCACCAAAGTTGCGCATGACCGTGAGTTTAAGGAGGTGCGTGAGAACTTCAAGCGTGTGTTCGAAAAACTTGACGGCATTGAAGAGGCATTAAGAAAGTGATCGACCCAATCACAGCCCTGTCAGTAGCGGCATCGGCTGTAAGCAACGCAAAGTCCCTACTTGCCGCTGGAAGGGACGCTACAGGCGCTCTGAGCAAGTTTGCTGGTGCGGTCAGCGATGTGAACTACGCTGCTGAGAAAGCAAAGAACCCAAGCATCTGGAAGAGCATGACTGGTTCAGCAGAGGCAGAAGCTATTGAGATATTTGCGGCCCAGAAAAAAATGCAGGCCATGAAGAAAGAGGTAGAGCAGATCATTGGCTTTACCTATGGGCAAAAAGGTCTTGATGAATACAAGGCTACGCTGCGCCAGGTGCGCGCCCAGCGCAAAAAGAATGAGTATCGCAAGGCTGAAATCAAAGAGGCGATCACCGTTTGGACGCTTGGCACGTTGATCGTTTTGGCGGGTGTAGCGGGATTAGGTTTTTTATTGTATGTTATCGGCAAAAATGAAGGGAAATGGTAATGGCAGGACTACTGGGAAAAATATTTGGATCAGGTGATGTAATCAAATCAAGCATCGATCTGATCGACAGCTTTCATACGTCTACTGAAGAAGAGATTGCAGCCAAGACCAAGGCCAAGGTTGACATCATGGGCGCGTATGCCCCGTTCAAACTAGCGCAGCGTATCATCGCGTTCTCTTTCACTGGCGTTTATCTTGGCTGCTTCGCTATGGTCTTGGGCTTTACGTTGATGGACCGCGTGGCTGATGCGGCCAAGGTTCAAAAGGTGCTTGAAGACTTCCAGATCGGATGGGCCATGCTAACGATACTTGCATTTTATTTTGGTGCTGGTGCTGCTGAAGGCTTTATGGAGAGGAAGAAAAAATGACATTTAAACTTTCAGGGCGCAGCCTAAGCAAGTTGGCTGGCGTAGATGAGCATCTAGTCGCTGTTGTTAAGTCAGCTATCGGTCACACCAAGACAGACTTCGGAGTAATCTGTGGCATTCGTACTATCGAAGAGCAGCGCAAGCTTGTTGCTAAGGGTGCCAGCAAGACGATGAAGTCCAAGCACATCGACGGCAATGCCGTTGATCTCATGGCCTACATTGGATCACGCGGATCGTGGGAGCTAAATCTTTACGATGATATTGCAGATGCAGTGAAGGAAGCTGCGATTGAGGTTGGTGTACCTGTGCGCTGGGGTGCAGCGTGGCACATCCCAGACATTCGAGAATGGGATGGCACGATGGAAGAGGCGATGAATGCTTACGTTGATCTTCGCCGCTCGCAGGGACGCCGACCATTTATCGACGGCCCCCATTTTGAATTGATGCTCTAAGCTGATTGCGTTTCTTCGTAGTACACATCTACCAGTGCTGACATCGCAAGCTCAGCCACAGTGATGCCCAGCGCGCTAGATTCTACTGACACCCAGTCTTTGAAGCCAGCGTTTTGCAGTGCGTGAGGTAGAAACGCCCGACTGACAGAGCCGTAACTCATACCCCTGTATACCGTTCGCCGCGCACCATAGACGCGAACATTATCCGTCAGACCCCGATCAACAGCCTCTTGCTTAATGCGTGAGACTTGCGACGGACCTACTCCAATGATCTTTGCGATCTCTGTCATAGACAGGCGTGGTTCTTTTTGCATCAACAGCGGCTCTACCTCTGCCCAGCGTTGCTCAAATGGTTTCTTCATGTCTGCTCTTTCTTTAGGTCTGCTAACAGTTTGATTTTGTCTTTTCGTAGGCGCTCTACGTGGTCAGTGAGCCGCTTTATTTCGGCTGCTTGCAGCGCTGCCTTGGACTGCCACTTCTGAGCGTTGGCTGTCTCGTTGTTGAGGCTGTTCAACAGGCTGCTGATCGTTACGTTCTCGCTCATATGTTGTACCCCTCCTTGCGTCGGTTGCTTACAAACTTTGTTAGGTCACTCTTTGCCATCCAGTATCTTTGCTTAGCGCTGGGTGACGCGTCAGTTTTAAACTGTGCTTCCATCCAGAAGTCTGCTTGCTGGCGTAGGAACCGCAATTCTGCTTGCTGCGCTGGGGGTAGTTCTTTGCGGATCATTCCATATCCTCCACCATCTGTATCCTCTCACCGATCCAGCGCATCACAGGCACAGCCATGCTGTTGCCCATTGCCTTATAGCGTGGGCCATCTGGGCAATCCTCTGCTGCCTTATTGCGCCACGCTATCTGCGTGTAATTGTCTGGGAAGCCCTGTAGGCGCTCGCATTCGATTGGGGTTAGGCGGCGTACTTGATGACCTTTTGCGACTGCTTGCGCCACTCCCCTTGCGTCATGGGTGTACGCTTGCTCTGCGTCAAGATGATCCCTACCTTGAGGCCCAGCACTTGGTTTGCGACCTATTGAGTGTGGATGTATCGCAAAAGCCGCCGCTGGCGTCTTGCTCTTACCCAGCGTGGGCGTGACTTCGGTTGACACACTGTCGCGGCTGATATTGCTTGTATCAGCCCCACGCAATCCAAGTTGCGTGTTAAGTGGTGCGCAAATTGCTGGTGTCAGCAGTGGTGGGTGCTGGCCTTTTGCTAAAGTGAAAACAGGGTCGCTTGGCTTTGGGTTCGAGCCATTTGCAGGGCTTGTGATGTTCGTTGTGTCGTAAGCTATTGGCAGGGCTCCGATGTTTTGCTTCCCTCTTCCAAAGCTTTTTGCAGGGCCTCTGGCAACTTCTTCCCGCGCTTCTCTGCTCGGCGCAGGATACCCTGACAGGCTTTCGCGCTCAAAAAGAACCGCTGCGGCACGTCGCCAGTCTCCAAGGTGTCCGACAACGAACACACGGCGGCGTCGCTGGGCCACTCCGAAGTATTGAGCGTCCAGCATTCTGTAGGCGAACCCAAACCCGATTTGCCCCAACGCGGCGAGGAAGGTTCCAAAATCCCGTCCTCGGTTGGATGACAATACGCCGGAGACGTTCTCCCAAACCAGCCATCTGGGCTGATAGCGTTCAGCAATGGCAAGATAGGTGAGCATGAGGTTGCCTCGTGGGTCATCAAGTCCTTTGCGAAGTCCTGCGACGCTGAACGATTGGCATGGGGTTCCTCCAACAAGAAGGTCGATTGGGTCATTGGGCCACTCCTTAAAGTTTGTCATGTCGCCAAGGTTTGGCGTGTTTGGGTGATGATGCTCCAGCACTGCCGATGGGAACTTTTCAATTTCGCTGAACCACTGCGGCTTCCATCCAAGGGGGTGCCACGCGGCTGTAGCAGCTTCGACGCCGCTGCATACGCTTCCGTACTTCATCATTTGTCTAGCTTTCCGTCTGTATAAAATATGTGAGACCCAGCAGAGCCGACCAGCGTCAGCCTCTTGGCCCAGCTTGGGCGCACAGACTTTGAGTGGTAGTGCGTCGCATTCGTGCCGAGCACTGTGCCTTCCAGCGTCTGCCTGGCAATACGCTTTGCCTTCCCCCAAGCTGCACCCTCGCGCGGCTTGTCTGACGCCCCGTCGCAGTAAAAGCTAAACTGGCACGCGCGGGGTCGGCTGATTGGCGTGTTGTGCTGTGTTACGACGCCGCAAACGCTGTCTGGGTAGCTGGGATGATCGACGCGGTTCATGATAACCTCCGCTACCCACAGTTGACCGTCGTTAGGCTCTCCGCGAGCCTCATGGTAAATTGCAAGCGCCAAGCACGTTGCTGCCGTTGTGAACATCATTGCTTGCCCTCCAGCTTGGACAGTTCCATTGCTGCGCGAGCGAGTGCGCTGCGATCCATAGCGATGTCGGCTGATGTAGCTCCTGACCGCACACCGCTCGCGTGGCCCGCTACAGCGCGCTCTTTGTATTTGATGTACTGTTTGAGAGATTTGATGCGTTCGAGATCAGTCATTGTTTATTCCTCGTTATTTAATTATGATTGACTGCGCTCAAGCATCAGCGTGAGGGCGTAGCTCGCGACCGGGTTAAGCGGGCGCTCGCCTGTCTCCCAACGCCTGATCGTGCGGCTGCCGTGTATACCCATGCCCCACTCGTCGGCCAGCGCTTGCTGGCTGTAGAAGAGCGACTTGCGCATATCTTTGAATTGTTCTTTGGTCACTTTTGTTTTCCTCTGCTGTTAAGGGGTACTAACTTCATGAAGTCAGTACCCTGTTAAGGTTGCGGCAGCGTTACGCCGCCTCCTTTTCGGCAATAATTGCCTCGACTTCTGCGCGCGTGCGCGGATCGTTGCAAACGCTGGCAATGTATTCGCCAAGTTCCGCTACATCCCAGCAAGCGCGGATCATTTGCGCGTCAGACATGCCAGCCTTTTCTGCGGCATTGCCAATCGTTGCTGGCAGCGCAACAGCCGCGATGCAATCAAGGCCAAGTCGATCAGCCAGAAAAGAGAGGGAAGAATAAAGAGCCATTATGGCCTCCTATGTAGCCAGCAAACCCGCTGGCAGAGGTGGGCTTCATTGCCCTATACACATAGATATAGGGCCAGCGGACCTGTATGTAAAGAGGGCAACGTCACTTTTTTAAATTATTTTGGTTTTAAGGCATTCAGCAAAGACGATTGGCTGGCATCCTTATCGCGCAGGACAGATAGAACCCTCCCGTCAATTGTGTCTCTCGCCACGATATGCACGATCCGCACTGGGCGCGTCTGTCCTTGTCTGTGGAGACGTGCGTTGAATTGCTGGTAAAGCTCCAGAGACCAGTTAAGACCAAACCACACGCACAGCGCGCCACCTTTTTGCAAGTTGAGGCCATGCCCAGCACTGGCTGGGTGGGCGAGCAGCATGGGGATTTCGCCACGGTTCCAAGCGTCAATCGTGTCTTGTGACTTATCAAGCACGCGGGCGTGCGGGAAGCGCTTGAGCAGGCGGACCAAGTCAGACTTATAGTTGTAAGCCACCAGCATATTCTCGCCTGTGTTATCCTCAACGATCTCGGCAAGGGCGTCTAGCTTTGCAGCGTGCGTCTCTTGCCAACTCCCCTGATCGTCGGTGTAGAGTGCTCCGTTCGCGTATTGCATGAGCTTGTTGGCCAGTACCGCTGCGGTCACAGCCTCAACCTCTTCCCCACTCTCAAGCTCGGCCAGCATGGTGCGCTCAAACTCTTGGTATCCGATGAGAGCATTGCCTATATCAACCTCAACAGACAAATCTATACGGGCGGGCATATCCAGATAGTCTTCGGCGCTCATGTGAATGATCTTGTCTGTAAGCAAACTGTGTATTTTCCTCGCAGCTCCGCTACGGATTTCAAACTTGCGGCCAAAATAATCGGCCTCAAAGAAACGCTGCTTGTACCCCGTCAGCGTGCGGCCAAGGCGCTCACCGTAGTCAATCAGATACATCTGCGACCACATGTCGAGAAGGCCGTTCGGGCTGGGCGTGCCTGTGAGCAACACCATAGTCTCGATCTTTGGCAGCATCTTGCGCAGAGCCTTAAAGCGCTTGCTTGACGGGTTCTTAAAGCTGCTGCTCTCGTCAATCACAACCACGTCAAAGTCCCAGCCCTTGCCGTAGTTCACAACAAGCCACGGAATGTTCTCGCGGTTGATCACATAGATGTCAGCGTCAAGGCTCAGAGCCGATCTGCGGGCTTTCTCTGTGCCAGTGCAGACCGACACCCTCAAATGTTTGAGATGCTCCCACAGCCGCGTCTCCTGCGCCCACACGCTATTCGCAACGCGCAGCGGTGCCACCACCAAAACCTTGTTGGCAGTAAAGCTATCCAGCATATCGCAGACAGCCGTGAGCGTGGAGGTGGTCTTGCCCAAGCCCATCTCAAGCGCCAGCATACAGCGCTTTTCGGACAGAATAAAATCAACGGCCTTGTTCTGGTAGGCGTGCAGGTTATGGCGTGAAAGCATCGGCGTCTTCCTTTGTGCTGATCACCCGCACGTCGCAACCCAATGCTCGACGGCGCGCGTGATCGCGCTCTTGCAAATCGGTGGGCTTCTTGCCCGGTGCCTTGCACTCAACGAATATGATCTGGCCACCGGGCATTGTAATCAGGCGGTCAGGCACAGAACGTGCCGAGGGGGAGGTAAACTTTTCGCACGTTCCCCCTAAACGCTTCACCCGACGCACAAGGGCGTTTTCTACATCTCTCTCAAGCAATGCTCACTCCAATTTGTTTAAACACCATCAGCGCTAATCCTACATACCGCTCAAAATCCACGTCGCTCGGAAAGTCGTCGGGCAAATCAAGGCAGGGTTTTGCGCCGTCGCTCTGCGGGACTTTGTTGCTGTTCTTGGCGTAGTTGATCGTCTCATCAACACCAACATCTGTGCTGTAATAGAAGCGCACTGCCTTACCCAGCTTTTGCTCACGCCACACGGCTCCGCCCGTGACCTTCCGCACCATCACGAATTTGTTGAGGTCTCGGCAGTTGCGGATCACGTCTTTGAAGTCGGCGTTACCCGCCAGATGCTCAGACACTGCGTCAGAGACGATTTCGAATTGCGGGTTTTTCATCAGGCCAGCCTGCGAAAAGGCACCCTTGCGTTTTGTTGCGCCACTGTGCTTCACGGCAATATAGTTATTCACGTCGCGGCTATGCAGGCTGCGGTAGTCGCTGCGCTCTAGCTCATAGGACGTGTCCAACTCCCAATCAAACATCACTTGCTCCAAGTCAGGCTCAAGACTCTTATGCGCAAACACCACAATGCCGTCCGTGTTGGCGCTGACAACCTTGGCTCCCACAGCCTCAACGCGCTCAATCAGCATAAGCAACGCGAGCTGCCCAGTAATGGTGGTCTGTATTAACAGGTTAGGCGCGTACAACGCACTGTACTTGCTGCCCAGCTTTCCGAAGCTGCCGTTCACAACAATCTTCAGCGTGTCGGCCGTCACCTTATCGCCAGCGCGCTTGGCCTTGATGCGGCGATCAACAATACTCTGATACACTTTTGTGAAGCTGTCGCCCATGTTGTCGGGCGCGATGTCTTGCTGCAAAATAATTGACGGGTAATAAGACGCCACGTCGAAATCAGCTAAGATGTGATCCGTGCCAGCGTATACGCTCTGGCCCTTCTCGCAGCTATGTAGCCCACCAACGCCCATCTGGTATTCCCCATCCCCGATCTTGATTTTGGTTTTCTTGAGCCAGTCGGGCATCTGGATTGACCCATTGCCTGACAAGTCAAAAGCATGTTCTGTTAACAGGGTAATCACTTCGCGAAGTTGATCCCCCTCAAACTCGACAATCTCAGGATCAAGGTATCTGAACGTGGCGTCGTCGCTTACTTTTGGGACTCGAAGTGTTTTATTCGTGGCGGCCTCAACCTCTGAGCGCAGCACGGTTTCCGCGATCTGCGCGTCTGATTTTGACCGTAGATCCACATCGTATTCCTGCGACATCTCAACGCGCAGGTTCACCTGCTTTTCGACGGCGCAGTAAAGCGCGTCAGTCACCCGCAAGTCGTTCACGCAATACTTTCTCAGCAGCTCGCGCTCGCCCTCGCTGATGCTGGCACTCGGCTCAATAGGTAGGTCTTGCAGCTTTGCGTACCCAAGTCGCCCAGCGTAAACTTTCAGGCTGGCTTTGCCGGGGACGACGTCAATGATGTCGATATGATCCCACGCCTGCGGAATGCTGATGTCTTGCTCTCGGCATATTTTCCACGCGGGTTTGCCCGACGTGATAATATCATCGCTTATCGCTTTAAGCTGTTCGCAGTTGCGCCCTTGCAGCGCAGCCTCAATCATTGGCAGGTCGTAGTGATTGCCGTTAAAGCTGATTGTCTGGTGGTTGCGCATAAGGTTAGACACCTTTGCGACGGCGAGCCTCTGCCCATCAAACATATCAAACGACGCAACTTTTCCGTTTGCTTGATCCAAAAAGCAGATCAAAAAATAATCTCGGTAACATTCGACATCAAGTATCAGTGCCATGAGGGGTGTCCTCCATATAGGGCTATATAAAGAGGGGCGACCCAAGCCGCCCCAAAAATCTTACATGAAGTCGTCGTCGTCATCATCACCGAAGGCGTCGAAGTCGTCGGCGTTTGCGCTGACCCCATCACCAAACGGCTGGCCGTCTTTAAAGAACTGAACGCCGAGCAGGTTTGCGTTGATCCGCTTGCCATACTGATTGTCTTGCGCCCAAAGCTCAAGGATTGCGTTGACGTAACAGCCAGAATAGGGGCGATTGTCGTCCTCAGAAAGCGGTGTGCGGTCACGATCCAGCACCATCGGGCGCTTGTTGTTGCTGGCCTTAAAAGACATATGCCCGGCATAGCCATCATAATCGATGTCGTCACCGTCTTTAAAACAAATCTTGTCAGCCTTCAGCTTCGCGCCCTTGAGCTTATCTTCGATCAGATCTTCAATAGCCTCTTCGATCTCTTTGATCTTTCCGGCCTGCGTCTTCTTGTCGATCAGGAACGTGCCTTCGTACTTTGTTTCTTGGCCAGAGAACACGGCCTTGCGAAACAAGCTGGGGAACGAGAGGCGGACGTTTTGGAGTTTTATCTTCGACATTTAAGTTTTCCTTTCAGGGTTTTGCGCTACGGAATGTAGCGTTCTTACACGTTACACAACATATTTACTCTGCACAATCATTAAAGTCTTCGGCGCTCACATTTATAGCGGGCCGCTTATCACTCTCTGGGGCGAGCGTTGGCGCACCGCTGGACTTCACCACAATGTCAACAATTTCTGAGGCGCGCTTCTTACCCAATAGCTTTTCTGCTTGTGCTGGGCTGACCAGCTTTTTACTGTAGGCGTCTTCGCTTCCGAGAAGGTTAATCAGTGTCTCTGACGCCTGCTCGTCGCTAACCCAGCGGCGATTGCTGCGCCCTTCAACCAGCTTGTAGCCTGCGAACCCGCCACCCTCTTCGAGCCGCCCCTTCGCCAGTTTTTCGATTGCCGATAGCCAGCTTTCGATCAGCGGCTTGGCGTCTAGCGCCGCGCGCATCTGCTCGTCTGTCAGCGTGTTGGCCTTGGGCATGTTGTCCAAGTCGTCAAACTCAGACATGATCGCCGCCTCGGTCACGTCTCTCAGCGCCTCGCATGACGCCTTGGCCCGGCAGAAGCGGCATTGCTTTTCGCCAGCGGTACGGGGTGCGTCTGGCTTGGCTGTCACCTCGGCGCGTTGCTTTGCCCACTCAGCCCAGCGCAGCAGCGCCTCAATGCTGATTTCCCACTCGCTAATATGATCAAGTCGGGGCTGCACAATGCTGATCTTAGCGGTGTGGATGTCACCGAGATAGCTGTTCTCTGCGTAAGCACCCAAAGCGTAAAGCATGCCTTGTGGGTTTTCTTCAGCGTCAACGCGCACGCCCATGCCGTACTTGAGGTCGCAGACGTGGATCACGCCGTCCTTGACGATCACGGCGTCGGCAGTGCCAAAGCCGCCCTCAACCCAGTTTGCGTAGCTGACACGCTGCTCTATATCAAACAAGTCCGCACCTACCGCGCTTTGACGCACATAGTCTGTGTACACACGCACAAATCCTGCCATCTCGCTGTTGGCGTAGGCGTCGAGTGCCGCGTCACTTGTTTGCAGGGCCAACTCCGCCAGCTCATGTGCCTCAGTGCCTTCAGCGGCAAACGGGCTTGTTGTGTTCGGGATGTCGCGCTCGGCCTCAACAGAGCCAGCACATACCAACCATCGGTGCGCGTTAGACGCACCTAAAGTCGCGTGGGCGGTCATTGATCCGTCTCCCAGTACATCTCTGTTGAGCCTTTGTGCTGCGCGATAGACAGTTTAGGCTCTGCTTGGCAAATCTCACACCAGAACCGAATTGATAGCCCGTGTCGGCGACTGCTTGGGTTTAAGTTGTTATCCTCCTCGGAAACGCTGCATTGTCTGTTACCAACAGACACTTGGAGACAAGTGTCTTCGTCCTCAAACCTTTGTGAAACAACCACCAGCTCATGATGAAGGTGTGCCCCACCACATTTCGGGCAACACAAATCATGAGTAGGCCAAACCCCCTCGTTATCAATTTCCACAATGCTCTTAACCATCATTTTGCCTCCAAAGTGTTGAGCCAGTTGTAAAACACCACTGAGTGTTCTGGTGAAATATCCTGAAGTTTAGACGCACCCAACTCGGCCAGCTTGGCGCGTATGGTGGCCTTGTGGCCAGCGCGCGATGCTTTGAGCGCGGCGTCTTTTATCGTATCAATCGTCACGCCATCTTGATTTTTAGGCGGTTCATCTTGATTTTTAGGCACTTCTTTTACGGTAGGGGTAGACGCTGCCGCAACTGGATTTTTTTCAAGTGCGGCGGTCAACGCTTCCACTGCCTCTCGCAGTTTTACGATTTCAGATTCTAGCATTTTTGCATTCTCCTTGTTGCTATGCGGTGTTTGATACTATACGTTCCGCAACAATACAATACGAAAAGGAGCGTCTAATGCTGAAGTCGTCAACACTTGCGAAAGAGCTTGGTCTTTCCAAGAACAAAGTCATTGAGCTTGCCAAGGCTGGCACGATCCCCTCAATCCGATTGCCTAGCGGGCATTTTAGGTTTGATCTAACAGAGGTGTTGGCCGCGCTGCGCCCAAGCGAAGCGGGGCAGTCAGATGGTTAAGTTTACATATTGCAAGAGCTTCGCGCACGCGGAGACAAAGGAAGTCGATTGGGACGACTTCACGCGCGTGACAGCCAAGTCTGTTGGCTACGACACAAAGCAGGAGAGCATCAAGCGTGCGGCCATCGTCGGCGGTATTCGTGCGGATGAGACGGTGGGCCGCGCCGAGAACATTGCGTCACGCACGATGGCGTCTCTTGATTATGACGATCTCCCCGAAGGCACAAATCTGGACGACGTTGAGCTTGCTTTGGGTTTGGGTTTGGATTGCGCCTTCACTGCGTACACGACGTTCCGTCACGCGCCTGACGCGCCACGCTTTCGCGTCTTCGTTCCGCTCTCTCGCCCGGTCACGCCTGTTGAGTATTCTGGCGTCGTTGACGAGATCCGCGAGGCTGTTGGATTGGACGGCCTCGACAAGTGCAGCTACACGGTCAACCAGATCATGTTTCTCGCCTCGCACCGTAACGGCACCGAGCCTTGGCACTTATCGCAGGGTGGCGAGCCTTGGCCTGTCTCTGAGGCGCAGCCAGAGGTGGTGGGCGGTATCGTGTCGGCCAGTGACGTCGATCACCTTGACGACCTTTCCAGCGCTCTCGCCAATCAACCGCTCGACATATCGCATGATCAGGTTGACGCCATCCTGTCCACTTACGAGGCGGCGACCTGCGGCTACGATGAGTGGTTCCGCGTCGGCATGGCGCTCTATCACCAGTTCGAAGGCTCAGACGAAGGCTTCGAGCGCTGGGTTGAGTGGTCAAAGCTCGACGCTGATCGCTTTAACGGCAGAGAGATGCGCACCAAGTGGCGCTCGTTCGGCGGATCTTCCAACCCAATCACAATGGCCACAGTCATTAAGGCCGCTGGCGGTATGCGCGAGGGCGCTGTGGTCACTGCTGATAGCTCTGTGGCAATGTCTTTGGAAGCTGAGGCCGAGCAGGTGTCGGATCGCGACACCTATGCCGCCTTTAAGCAGCGCGTGCAGGCGCTCTCTGAAATACAGCTTTCCCCTGACATCCGCTCACTCTTAGCCAAGACTGTGCATGAGGTCTACGCCAAGGGCGCTGGCATGGGGCTGCGCGAGGTGAAGACGTCATTCAAGCCTCTCAAGCGCGCTCACGTTACCGATGGCGAGGTCGGGGTGATGGACACGCCCGACTGGCTTCGCGGGTGGGTTTACGGCGAGGCCGACTGCGTCTTTATCAATACTAGCGTGTCGGATTACGCAATCAGGCGTGAGGCGTTTCGCGCTAAGTTCGACCGCATGCCAGAGGTGGTGGCTATGGAGACCGACGCAGCCGAGTTCGCTCTCAACATGGTGCAAATACCGACTGTGGTGCGCTCTATGTATTGGCCCGGTCAGCCGAAGCTCTTTGAGACCGAGGGCAAGGGCCACGTCAACAGCTACCATCCGAGCGGCATACCTGCTTGTGATACACTTGAGGGCGATGAGGATGGGCAGGCTGTCGTTGACATCTTCCTCCAGCACGTCCGCAACACCATTGAGGATGAGCGCGAGGGTAACTTGCTGATCGACTTTATGTCCTACGTCTACAAGCACGCGGGTGCCCGTGTGCGCTGGGGCATGTTGCTTTGGGGCATTGAGGGTAACGGCAAGACGTACTTCTTTCACGTCCTCCAGCAACTCTTGGGGCGCAACGCCACCGTGATTAACACATCCATGATTGAGAGGCCGTTCAACGACTGGGCCGTTGGCTCTCAGTTGATTGGCATTGAGGAAATACGCATCAGCGGCACCAACAAGTGGCGCGTTCTTGATCAGCTCAAGCCGATGATCTCCAACAACAGCATTGCCGTTGAGCCTAAAGGCGCGACGCGATACCACGCGCCCAACTTTGCCAGCTACTTAATGACAACCAACCACCAAGACGCTGTGCCTATGTCCGACAACGACAGGCGTTACTGCGTGATCTTTACCCGCCACCGCGAGCAGGCGGATCTTTTTGAGCAGCACGGCGGGCGCGAGGCTGTTGGCAAGTATTTTGATGCCTTGTTTCGTGAGACCGAGCGCCGGGCTGACGCCATTGGGCGTTTTCTGTTGGACTGGGAGCCGTCGGCTGAGTTCGATCCGCATGGGCGTGCGCCTGTCACGGCGGGCCTGAAAGAGATGAGGTCTGCGAATGTATCAGATGACCGACAGACTATTGAGGATGCGATTGAGGATCATGCGTGCGCCATTGTTTCGCGCGAGGTGCTGGACGTCACACATCTAAACAACTGCATTACGATGGACGGGAAAGACGCTCCGCATGGGCGCGCCTTGGCGTCGATATTGAGGGAGATGGGGTATAGGCAGGCTGAGCCAAAGCGCGTCAAAGTGCGGGGGTCGGTCCACTACGTCTGGTTCAAAGGAAACGGGCCAGGCGATGCCACGGCGGCGGCTGACAGCGTGCGCAAGTGGCATGCTGGCACTGAGGATTTCTCTGACGTGCCGTTTTAGGTTTGAGGTGCGCAAAGAGGTGTGCATAAAATCTTTGCGCACCTCGTTTGCGCACCGCTACTAAACCCCTTATTTTATTACTTTTTTTCTATTAAAATAGAGTAAAAGTGATCGGTGATCAATAAAAAGGAAATATTCAGTGGGGGGAACTGTAGACTTAAAAGAGGGTATTTGGGGAAGTCTACAGTGTAACTTATGGGGACGAGCGACTTGAAAATAACGCGCACCGCGCACCGCGCACCGCGCACCGTGCGGCAACAGCAATGGAGATGACGACATGACGACGAAAAGAGCAGAGATTTTGGGTGAGGCCGCGCGGTTGATCGCAGCGGATGGTCAGCGCGGAACGGCATATGGGTCACCAGCGAAAAACTTCGGTCGCATAGCTGCCGGGTGGTCTGTTATTCTGGAGAAACAGGTCAGCGCTGAGCAAGTGGCGCTGTGCATGGCTTGGCTGAAGATTGCGCGGCTCGTTCATAGCAGCGCGGAAGATGGATACGTTGACGGCGCGGCGTACATCGCCCTTGCGGCAGAGCTGGCGGACGAGTAAGGTGCCGCCATGCTACTGCATTGCCTCGACAAACTCAGCCCTCGCTCTAACAAGCGAGGGCCTTTTTTGTGAAGTTTGAAGTTGATGGAACCGACGCGGATGCGGACACGGTTGAGAGCCTGATCGATATTGTCCTGATGGCTCTTAGCTTCGCGCCTTTCGAGTATAGCGAGGACGAAGTGGGTGTTGCCTTGTGCCACGTCCTCGCCATGCTGCTAGGGGAAGGCGAGGAGACTTTGCATTAGCTAGTTGCGTAAAAGCGCTGCGGAACGCACACGGCGCAGCACAGGCGCGTGCGCGCGTGCCACATCTGTGCGTAAATGTATAGGTGGATTGTGCATACGCGCACAAACGAAGCGCTATTCGCTTGGCGCTATAAGACCAGTGCAAACGCCCGGTTAAGTCCAGACGCTGTAAGCTATTGATATTGCTGCGTATTAACTACAGGTTGTATGCCTACTCGCCTTATTGGTGTTAGCATAATGCACATTATGCGCATTTCGCGCCGATCTGGTGCCGATCTGGTGCCGATCTGGCTCGGACCCCCTCCCGCCCCCGGTTGGCGGGCGGGCGTGTATGTGTATATGAAAACGCACACACGGCTTCGATATTTGACCCCCCACCCCCACCCTTGCTAAAAAACACCGCCTACCATAAAATTTTAAAAAATTGCGAGGATTGAAAATGGCAGGCAAGGCGCTTCGAAAGCGGATACTGACAGACATATCGAACAGCGGCGGGGCCGACTGGCTGTTTGATCAAGTGGCGAGCGGCGTCACTATCGCGGAGATCGCAAGACAGTACGGGTGTACTCGCAGCTACGTGAGCCGAGCTATCAACAGTGTGCCAGAGTACAAGGCGGCCCTTGAGGGGGCGCGTGAGGAAGCGGCTGACGCGCTGGTTGAGCAGGGCTTAGAGATGGTTGACAGCCTAGACGCCGACAGCAGCAGCAATGAGATTGCAGCGACGCGCGAGAAGGTGAACTTCCGCAAGTTCATGGCGGGTAGCATGAACCAGAATAAGTATGGCACACGGCCACAGAGCAACGTGACGATCAGCATTGGCGACATGCATCTGGATGCGCTGCGCAAGGTGAATAGCGAGCTGGCGGCGATTGACGCGGATGACCGCGCGGTTGAGGCCACGTATGAGGATGTGACGGATGAGTAACCCCCTAGAAGAGTTTGTCCTAGAGTACCGCGACGATCCTGTGAAGTTTGTGCGTGAGGTGCTGGGCGCGACCCCGTTACCGTATCAGGCGGAGTTCTTGCAGGCTATTGCGGATGGTGAGCGCAAGATGAGCGTGCGCAGTGGCCACGGGACAGGTAAGTCCACGTCGGCCTCGTGGGCTATGCTGTGGTACGTGCTGCTGCGGTTTCCGAATAAGGTGGTGGTGACGGCTCCCACCAGCGGCCAGCTTTTCGACGCGCTGTTCGCTGAGCTGAAGCGGTGGATCAACGAGCTGCCTGATCAGTTGAAGCCCATGCTGACGGTCAAGTCTGACAGGGTTGAGCTAGCGGCTGCGCCGTCTGAGGCGTTCATATCGGCCAGAACGAGCCGCGCGGAGACGCCAGAGGCCTTGGCGGGTGTTCACAGTGAGAACGTGCTGCTGGTGGTGGACGAGGCGTCGGGTGTTCCTGAGAAGGTGTTCGAGGCGGCTGCGGGTAGTATGTCGGGTCACGCGGCCACGACGATCCTGCTCTCGAACCCTACGAGGTCGAGCGGGACGTTCTTTGAGAGCCAGACCCGGCTGTCGGGTAGTTATTGGACGCGGCGTTGGAGCTGCGTTGATAGTCCGCTTGTGTCTGAGGAGTTTGTTGACGAGATGCGGCTGCGATATGGGGAGGGGAGCAACGCCTTTAGAATCAGGGTGCTTGGCGAGTTCCCTCTAGCTGACGACGACACGATCATACCGTTTCACCTTGTGGAAGCGGCCACGCAGCGTGACATTGAGCTAGACGAGGACGCCCAGACGGTCTGGGGGTTAGACGTAGCGCGGTTTGGCTCGGACAAGACGGTACTAGCTAAGCGGCAGGGCAACGTGATCACTGAGGTCAACGGCTGGCAGGGGCTAGACCTGATGCAGACGGTGGGTCGGGTTAAGGCTGAGTACGACGGCTTGCCAAGCCACCTGCGCCCGCGTGAGATCATGGTGGACGTGATCGGCATGGGCGGCGGTGTGGTTGACCGCCTGCGCGAGCTTAACGTCCCGGTGCGCGGTATTAACGTGGCGGAAAGTCCGAGCATGGGCGACACGTACACGAACTTGCGGGCTGAGTTGTGGTTCAAGATGCGAGGGTGGCTAGAGCAGCGCGGGGCCAAACTACCCAAAAACGAGCAACTTATTGCGGAATTGACGTCAATCAGGTATAGTTTCGCCAGTAGCGGCAAGATGAAGGCGGAGGGTAAAGACGACATGCGCAAGCGCGGACTGTCCTCCCCAGACTACGCAGACGCGGTGTGTCTGACCCTCGCCTCGGATGCCGCTACTGCACTCGGCGGTAAGGCCTCAACGTGGGGCAAGCCGCTACGACGGAACTTGAAGGGAGTAGCCTGATGGCTGAGAAACGATTTTTAGACTTTCTGGACCGCATTGACGGCGGTGGCATGGGCCAGTCGGGCGACACGTTCGAAGGCGGCGGCCTGCTGTCTATGTTGGGCAACGTCTTCGCCTCTCCCTACGGGTCCAAAGACCCAGAGCGACGCGCTGCTCGGCAGGCGTTCTATGGCTCTGACCAGATCGGCGGCGAGCCTATGGCCGCGAGCGGCGTCAACTCAGCGCCTGTGCGCACACCTGTGTCCCCAGCGCGCGACCCCTATGACATGATGGAAAATCGCTACGGCCCACAAGCAGGTTCGTCTTTGCCGCCAGAGCTAGAGGCTAGTTATAGTCCCCTCTCAAGACTGGAGGTCTATAATCAGGCCATGAGTACAGTCCCTGCTATGTTGAACGGGACAGAGGTTGCTGACATGTATCGGAATTTTGTTTTGTCTGGTGGGGCAATGCCCTTCAATGCCTTTATGCAACAGCAATATCAGGCAATACGGTAACGCAAGTTGAGGAAACAATTCAATGAAGTTCACACCGATCAAAGGTTGCCCGACCCCCGCAGCGTGCAAGCGTGAGGGTAAGTGCCTTGGCAAGAAGCACTTGAAGTAATGGGCCTGTACAGCAACATCGCCGCTAAAAAGAAGCGCATCGCCGCTGGCTCTGGCGAGAAGATGCGCAAGCCCGGCACTGAGGGTGCGCCCACCGCCAAGGCGTTCAAGAAAGCGGCTAAGACAGCAAAGAGGCGTAAGTGATGGCAAGTATTTGGGACATGTTATTTTCGGATCAGGACTACCGCACCACCGCCCCTGCGGGCGGCTACGCTGACCTGTATCAAGGTGGCCTACTTGCTCGCAACCGCGACCAAGAACCCACTAGCGTTGAGGCTATGCGCGCCTCTCAGGACTTCATCCCAGGCATTGGTGATGTCTTGGCGCTGGGCGAGGCGTATGACGCCGCCTCACGCGGTGAGCTTATGGCTGCGGGGTTGTTAGGCACTGGCGCGGCTATCGGCCTTGTGCCGGGCGCGGGTGACATGGTGGCACGGCCTATCATGGCTGCGGGGCGTAAGGCGGCTGACTTAGCTGATCGCATTGAGGTTATGCCTAACGCCTTCGGTTCAATGGGCGGCAATGTGCGGTTGAGGCCGCAGACTGACGCGCCGTTTGATATGGGTGGGCGCGTTGGTAGCCCGCGAGTGCCGGGGGCGGACCCGCAGTTCGGACCCACTGGCCGAATATCAACTCGCCAGCCCGCAGGGGCCAACCCAGACGCCGACCCGCTGACTGGCCTGCTTGGCATCGGGCAAGTTGACATGGAGCGGGCGGGGACTTTAGGAAAGAACATGGACTTCATAGCCGAGCAGCCGGGCTATGAGTGGGTGCGCGGGCTTCCCACGGAAGAGGCTGCCAGCCTTTACAACGACTTCCAAAAGGAAAACATCCGATTTGTGATGGACAAGCTTCCTCCAGAGTTTCAAGACCGCGCGAAGCTTTGGTACGTCGGAGCTAACAGGTTCTCTGACGAGCTTTCGCAGCGGTATGGCGTTCCTCGCGCGTCTATGTCTGGCGCTATAGCTGCGTTGTCTCCGCAGATGGATTGGTTCAAAAATGCTTCTTTGGCGGAACGTGTGGCTGACGCTGTGATAGCTAATCGCAATCACCCGTGGACGTCTGAGATGGGCGCTGTAGCTGATGCTTACCCGTCGTTTACTAAGGGAAAGAACGCAGACACATGGGCGCAAATTCAAGGAAAGTCGTTTTCTCAATTAGAGACAGGCCCACAAAAGGCTATGTGGGTGCGGGCTTACGATGAAGCTTATAACCCTAAAAACTACAGGGCGTTAACGCCAGAAGGTAGCCTCGGTGATTTCGTGTTAACTGGTAAGGGCGCACCAGCAAAAATTTCTTGGGGTAGCTTTAGTGACATCGAAAAGGCTGTGAACGCTATTGAAAGCGGAGGGGACTTCCAGCTCATATCAAATTCTATGGGAGACCAGCACAAGGTCAGGAACTTTTTCAACAACATTGAGGTCCCTTTTAGCGACATGGGTGACATCACGGTGGACACCCACGCCATCGCCGTAGGGAATATGCGGCCTCTGGCCGGGTCAGATCCTCTTGTTACGCAAGGTTTGGGTGGAATGTTTAAAAGCGCAGCGACGGGCGCGCGAGGCAATTACGGACAGCAGGCAGACAATTACAGGGCTGTCGCAAGTGAGTACGGGTATCTCCCAAGAGAGACGCAGTCTATTACTTGGGAGGGGATTCGAGGGTTATTTACAAACAAATCGGCTAAAGCCAAAGCAAATGTTGAGGCTATTTGGCAGGCGCACGCACGCGGCGAGTTAAGCCAGCAACAGGCACTAGCCATGATCGAAGAGCAGGCGGGTGGGTTCACAATGCCAAATTGGTTTAATGAGCCAAACCCAGAGCGAAGCGTTGCAGGTGGCGGGCGCACTATGTACGGCGTGGGCGCAGGCCTCGGCGGTCTCGGTCTTCTTTCAACAATGCCTGAGCAAGAGCAGCAGCCGCAAGGATTACTCCAGTAATGCCCCGCACCAAGAAAGATCAGGCAAAGCGAAAGTCTTCGTATTGCGCGCGTTCTGGTGGTATAAAGGGTAAATCATCGAAACTGTCGGCCAACTACTGGTCCAGAAAAGCGTGGGACTGTTAAATGGCAATCACAACATACGCAGAGCTAAAAACGGCGGTTGCCGACTTCCTCAACAGGGACGACCTGACGGCGGTGATCCCGACGTTCATCTCGCTGGCCGAGGCGCAGATCGCGCGCGACGTGCGACACTGGAAGCAGGAGAAGCGCGTCACGACATCTGTCGATGAGCGCTATGAGAACCTGCCCAATGACTGGCTGGAGATCAAGCTGGTCGCGCTGACGACTGGCAAGATGCTCCAGACGATCTCAGCGTCTGAGATGGCCCAGCGCCGGGAGGGGTCTAACGCATCGGCTGAGCCTCGCTACATCCGCATGACGGCAGACCAGATTGAGTTCTACCCGACACCCAGCGCGGCGACTGACATCTCTATGCTGTACTACGCGCGCATCCCAGCGCTAAGTGACACTGACACAACCAACTGGCTGCTGACCGACGCGCCTGACGTGCTGCTGTACGGTGCACTGGTGCATTCCGCGCCCTACCTCACGGATGACGCCCGCGCGGCTATCTGGGGTGCCTTGTACCAAGCGGGCGTTGAGAAGCTCAACTTGGAAAGCCAGAAGGGCCAGACCGCAGGGCCGCTACGCATGGGAGTGCCTCGCTGATGGCAACGACAAACTGGAGCCAGTCTGCGGGCATGACGTCAGACACGGACGCAGATAACGTCACCGACGATCTGACGCCCACAGACACAAGCTACACGCAGCGCTCTGGCATGATTAGCGACACAGGCGTTGACAACGTCGAGGACTTTACGGAGCAGGCCGAGGCGTCCAAGGACGCAGCCGCAGCCAGTGCCGCAGCGGCAGCTCTCTCTGAGACAGCCGCAGAGACGGCAGAGACTAACGCTGAGACGGCGGAGACCAACGCCGCAGCGTCAGCAGCAACAGCCACGACCAAGGCGTCTGAGGCGTCCACAAGCGCGGCGACAGCGACCACCAAGGCGTCCGAGGCGTCTACCAGCGCTTCTAGCGCGGCTACGTCAGCTACAGCCGCCCAGACGGCGCAGGCAGCGTCTGAGACGGCGCAGGCAGCCGCAGAGACGGCAGAGACCAACGCCGAGACCGCACAGGCTGCTGCCGAGGCTGCGAAGGACGCAATCGACGGCCTGTACTTAGGCGCGCAGGCGTCCGACCCGTCGGTTGACGGCTTGGGTGCAGCCCTGACGGCTGGCGACTGGTACTACAACACCACGGACAACATCGTGCGCATCTACGACGGGTCTGTGTGGGTCGATGGCTCTGTTGAGACGTCAACGCTCGCCACAGCCGCGCAGGGCGCGCTGGCCGACACGGCTGTGCAGCCTGCGGACTTGTCAACGGTGGCGACGTCTGGCGCGTATGCTGACTTGAGCGGGCTACCTACGCTCGGCACAGCAGCCGCCACAGCCGCTACGGACTACGCCACAGCCGCGCAAGGTACTAGCGCTGACACCGCATACGGCTGGGGCGATCACGCTGCCGCTGGATACACGACACCCGCAGCCGCAGAGGCTGACGCCTTGGCGCTCGCAATCGCGTTAGGATAAGCACATGGCAAACACATTCAAGAACTACACGTCAGCATCGGTAGGCACATCTGCTGTCACGACATACACAGTCCCAGCTAGTACGACTTCGGTGACTATCGGCCTGACAGTCGCCAATACCACAGCAAGCCAGATCAAGATCGACGTACAGGCTGCTGGCGTCTACGTCATTAAGGATGCCCCTATCCCTGCTGGTTCTGCCCTATCGGTGCTAGACGGCAAGATCATCCTTGAGACGACTGACACTGTTGTTGTCACCTCTGACACTGCAACGTCAGCAGATGTGATCCTGAGCGTACTGGAGCAGACATAATGGCTGGTTACATTGGATCAAAGGCCAGCGTCACGCAGGTAGACGGCTATAGGCGCACTGAGGCTGACGCAGAGTTTGTGCAAGTGGCTGGCGACACTATGACGGGTAACCTCATCACATCAGGTAACGTCACAGCCAACCAATTCATAGGCGGCGGCACGATTATTACCGTGGGAAACCTGTATGACGCCACAGCTTACAGCACAACGTCACAAACCTTTCAAACAGCTACTCGCTTTCAGATAACACCAACGACATCAACCAGCAAACTGCTTGGGTGGTTCTATTTTCGGACGGAGGCGGATGGTGAGCAGAATGACGGAGATATGGCTAGTAACGCTAGGGTGTACTACGTTGACTCTATCGGGAGTTGGGCGGCGCATGGAAGTCTCGCAGTAAACCAGCGCACTGAGACTGGCACTACATCAGGCGTTCAAGAAGTACCAGCGACGCTTCCTGTTGATCTCTCTCAGAGTGAATTGAACTCCAACGGCGTCTGGGATGTAGCAATTCGCCATTATGAAGTCTACGACGCCATAAGTAGGATAGATGATGGGCGACTGTTCTATATGGAGTATGAACCATGATAGACTTAAAAGCACTCGCCCTGACGCTGGGCCACAATGACTTCTCAGTAAGAAGCGATACGGAGTTCTCTGTAGATGATGGCGACACTTGGTCTGATCTAGACGGTCTGACTGCAGAGCAGCGCTCCTCTTATGACACTGAGTTGTCCACACTTACTGCAAGTCGCACCTCAGATGCTCGCATCGCAGAACTAAAGAAGATGTTGCAAGAGACGGACTACGTAGCTCTACCTGACTATGATCAGGACAAAGCTGACGTCATTGCCGACAGACAGGCTTGGCGTGAAGAGATTAGAACACTGGAGACACCCTAATGAGCGGCTACATAGGCACACAGCCAGTCCCACAGGCCACGCAGACGCGGGACATCTTCACAGCTACAGCGGGGCAGACGAGCTTTGCTACAGGCGGCTACACCCCTAGCTTTCTCGACGTGTACCTCAACGGTGTTCACCTACAGAATGGCACAGACTACACAGCGGGCAACGGCTCTGATGTAGTACTCACTACGGGCGCTGCGGTTGGTGACGTTCTTGAGGTCGTGGCTTACACTACCTTTGAGACTGCTAATTCGGGCGGGTACTACAAGGGTGATCGTGGCACTGTAGGTACAGCCACAGGCGCAGCCGACATCTTCAGAGTGAATGAGCAGACCCTCAACTCAAACGTAACCATTGACGCAGACGAGAACGCCTCGTGCGCAGGGCCACTAACCCTCGCTACTGGTGTTACCCTCACTGTCAACGGCAACTTAACGGTGGTATAAATGGCTGGCACACTAACAGTACAGAATTTGCAGGGACCATCATCTGGGGCTAATGCGAATAAGATTATCGTTCCTAGCAGCCATGAGTTATATGCCGCAGGGCATGTCATACAGGTGGTTCAGGGTACGCTAGGGACGACAGCTTCTGGGGCAACTGGTAGCGGGGCAAATACTTATTACGAAAGCGGCCTTCAAGCTACAATTACCCCTAAGTCTGTCGATAGCAAGGTTCTTGTGAATTACACTGTTCACTTGGGGACAAGTCTTTACCAAGTCAAATCTAGGATAGTTAGACGTATAGCCTTTATTGACACGCCTGTAGGTCTTGGAACGGCAGAAGGTGGCAGAGGCGTAGCTACATCAGCGGTAAACTCTTATACTAGTCACGCTAGCGATTCAACCTATCATTTCAGCCTATTGAATAACACATACTTAGATGACCCTCTTAATGGTCAAAGTTCTACTTTCCCAGTTACTTACAAAATACAAGTTTCTTCATATAACGCGCGGAGTTGGTACTTAAACCGAAGCGAGCTTTACCAAAACGGCGGCGCAGATGGGTATGATGCAGTACCCTTGTCTACCATCACCCTAATGGAGATCGCACAATGAGTACTCTCTATGTAGATAACCTAGAGCCTAACTTGGGTAGCCAAGTGGAGATACCTGACCTGAAGCCGCTAGCTGGGAGTGTTTTGCAGATACAGCAGTCTGTTTTGACAACCACATGGACGGGCGGGGGCAACGGAACTACTTGGTATACTACCCCACTGAGTGTAACCCTCACGCCGAAAAACGCCAGCAGCAAGTTCCTTGTTGAAGTAAGCGCATCTATAGGTAGCGCATATTGGGAAATCCAAGGCAGGCTCAGACGGAACCAGGCTGCTATTGGTATTGGCGATGCTAGAGGGACTAGGGCAAGGGCTACCTTTGTAGATAACAGATATGAGGGTACAGTAGCGAGGAATAGCTGGGGGACAGTGACAGCAAGCTACTTAGACGCTCCCGCCACCACCTCAGACTGCACGTATGATCTTCAGCTTAACGGTCTTACTACTTACACCATCGGTTTAAACTATAACCCTCACTCCGACCCCGATAGTACTGATTACTTCGCCACGCCCATTTCGACGCTAACAGTAACGGAGATCGCACAATGACCAGCATAATCAAAGTCGATCAAATCCAGAATGCTGCGGGTACAGCAGGTCTGACCATTGATAGTGGTGGTCGTGTAACTCTGCCTTATCAGCCAGCGTTTAAGGCCAGAAAAAACACATCTCAAACTACAACTACAAACAATGAAGTTATTACTTTTACAGTTGAGACTTTCGACCAAGGCAATAACTTCTTAAATAGCATATTCACCTGTCCTGTTGATGGGGTTTACTTTTTTTCATGCCAGTGGCTACCAACCAACAGCACAATTCAATACGATGTTCGCCTACTAGCCAATACGAACACTTTTCTCTCCTCCTCTAGAAACGCTCAATCAGGTGGACATGAGACGGTTACAGTAAATCACGTTGGCCCCTTTACTGCTGGTGACACTGTAAAGGTTGTTGCCTCAAGTAGTGGGTCAGTTGTGTATGGAGACGGTGATAACTGGAGTTCTTTTATGGGATACTTGATAGGATAATACAATGACAACAATCTCAACAGCACTAACAGAACTAGGCGTCACAGAGTGGGTACTCCGTGGCGATCCGACGACAGAAGCAGAGTTTAACACTATGTTCTCTAAGGTCACTGGTAGTGACGACAACGGCACAGCTATTGAAAGCAGCGACCCTGCCGATTGGGGTACAACATGGGCGGCTGTAGTAGCCAAGCGTGATGAACTGATCGCAGCGCAGCCTCTCAAGGAGCTTCGCGCAGAACGTGACCGCTTGATTGCAGCTACAGACTGGTGGGCCTCTAGCGACATTACTATGACAGCAGAGCAGACAACATACCGCCAAGCACTTCGTGACATCACAGATACATACACGTCACTCGACGACGTAGTATGGCCCGCAAAGCCTGCCTAGCAATAACTGCGCAACGAGTGTACAATGCGCCAAGTTTTACCGTGAGAGGACCACCAGATGGCAATTAGCGTAGATAAGCCCACCGTCGGCGGCAGTCAGGACTCGTGGGGAACCGACCTTAACGCAATCATCGACACCCTCGTCGACACGCTCAACGGAACCTCTGGCACAGTCGCCCCGGACCTAAGCACGCTGACCATAAATGGCACAGACGTCACAGCCACATCGGCTGAGCTGAACACACTGGATGGCGTGGACACAAGCGGCACGGGCTTCGGCTTCGTCCCCGCTGGCGGCATCATCATGTGGTCTGGCGCTATTGCCAACATACCAGCAGGCTGGACCTTGTGTGACGGCATTGATCACGGCGCTACCCTAGTACCTGACTTGCGTGACCGTTTTATTGTAGGCGCGGGTTCGGACTACGTTGTAGGCGCTACAGGTGGCTACAACACGGTGGCTCTTTCTGAGGCCAACATGCCAGCGCACTCTCACCCGTTTAGCGGGACAGGTAGCACGACCTCAACGGGCAATCACAATCACACATACCTAAAAGCGGGACCAGTAGGCGGCGGTGGATATGGAGACCGTTACGGCTCTTACCTAACATCTACTTACACCGGTGGGAGTGGTGCTCACAACCACAACGTAAGTGTCTCAGGTACGACAAGCCCCAAGGGCAGCGGCACCGCTCACGAGAACAGACCTCCGTACTACGCACTCGCGTACATCATGAAGCTGTAAGCCATGCCGATGATCCCCCTCGACATACCCGCAGGGTTCTACCGCATCGGAACCGATCTCGACGCATCTGGCCGATGGCGCGACGGCTCACTTGTCCGATGGCGTGACGGGTCGCTGAGACCTGTCGGCGGCTGGCAGGAGCGCGTGGCGAGCTTTAGCACCGCCCCAATCCGAGGCATGCACGCTTGGGAAGCCAACAACGGCACAGCCTACGTGGCGGGCGGATCGCACACCGAGCTTAACGTGATGACTGGCTCCAACGCAGTCACGGACGTCGCGCCGCTCGACTTGGCGACGGGCCGCGCGGACGCGGCGATTGAAACGGGCTACGGCTACGGGTACTACGACACGGGCCGCTACGGCCAGCCGCGCGACGACCACGGCAACTACTCAGAAGCGACAACGTGGTCGATTGACAACTGGGGCGAGAAGTTAGTCGCCTGCAACTCAGACGACGGGCGGCTTCTTGAGTGGCAGCTAGATACGGCGACGCCTGCGGCGGAAATCGCCAATGCGCCCACAAACAACCTTGGACTAATTGTTACAGAAGAGCGCTTCATATTCGCGCTGGGGGCTGGCAATCCTGACAATACTCGCAATCCTCGCAAAGTCCAGTGGTGTGACCGCGAGGACAACACCGCGTGGACGCCGCTCGCGACGAACGAGGCGGGCGACATCGAGCTTCAGACGGCGGGACAGATCATGACTGCCGTGCGCACGAAGGGCCAGACGCTCATCCTTACTGACGTGGACGCCCACACGGCCCGCTACCAAGGCCCGCCCTACGTTTTTGGCTTCGAGCGCGTCGGCACTGCCTGCGGCATCATCTCGCGCATGGCGGTGGCGGACGTTGACCAAGGCGTATTCTGGATGGGCCAGCGTGGGTTTTTCGCGTTCAATTCCAACGCAGTATCTGAGCTGCCCTGCGCGGTCCACGACTACGTGTTTGGTGTTGGGGGTCTCAACCCCGCGCAGCAGTCGAAGATTTGGGCTTGGAACAACGGCCAAAACAGCGAAATCTGGTGGTTCTTCCCGTCGCAAAGTAGCCTCGAAATAGACCGCTACGTC